TCTCCGCTGCTGTCAACCGTCGCAACCGTGGAGGGTCCCGAACCTCCCGAACTGAAGGCAACGCCTCCGGTGCCGGAGTATGCGGAGCAATTGAAACACACGTTGCCTGTGCCCGCCGCATTTAAGGCGGTTTGATTGTTCCCGCCCGCCGTGTTGTTTTGCTGCATTTGGAGGCGGATGGTGTTGTTAAGAAGGTCCTGAAACATCCAATTACTTTGGCCGCCGTTGCCGTCAGTCAGGCCCCAAAGCCAGTTGTATTGACTGGCACTTGTCCCGTTGTCAACTTGGCTCTCCCATTGAATCCCACGGACGTGACCCGCGCCAATACCTAACCGAAAATGATTGATGACAGTTGCGTCCTGTTGGCTTGCATACCAATCCCCTTTCATGCCGTTGTGGGCAAAGTGGAAGGCATCCCAAAAGCTGTTACGGCTGCCGTTGTCCACAATGTCCCCGGTGAAGAAAGTGCCACCCGTGATTACGCTGTTGTAGGATGAGCCGGAGTCCGCCTGATATTGAATAGTAGAGTTTTCATTCCGTAAGCCAAGGATGGTGTTGTTAACCGCGTTTGGCCCGAGATAAAACATTGTGGTGCATCCCTCCACGTCTCCGCCATTCCATGTATTGCCGTCCCCCGCCGTGACCAATAGGCCATAAGTCCCGGCAATCGGATTGCCGCCGCTTGTGGGACAAACTATATGGAGGCGTGTAAACGTACTAGCGTTTGCAAAGTCTCCCACTGCTGAGCCGGTCATGTGTCCCGTCATATAGACGCCTATGCCAAAGCCGTTAAGCGTGACGGAATCAAAGGTCCCGCCGCTATAGTTGCCCGTGCCGTCCAGGTAAATCCCGGTCTGTACCGTCCCTTGGTTACCGTTGAGATAGAGGTTGCGTACATCAATTTCCTGTGTGCGATAGAAAGCAAACGGGTGAGCAACATTAGCGGCGCTTGCTGTGTTGATGTTTACGTTGTCTATATGAAAGCCTTTGGTGTCTTGCGCATAGGTGGGGTCACCAACTTGAAAGGCCGCTTGACCTCCGGTATATACCCATACCGTCCCGCCTTGTATGCCGTTTGCAGTAGAGCCACCCTGAAACGCGCAACCGTGGATTGTTACGTTACGGACACCGGCAGCAATGATGATTTGCTGAGCCGTGGTGATTGTCGCACATGGGAGGTTGATAACTGTGTTGCTCACGGAGATTGTGACAGAGGCAGCCATTGAAAGCGAAGCGTACCCAAGTCCGCGCCCTTCACAAATTCCGCCATAAGTTGTATTGAGTCCGGCAAGGCACGCGGAAAGCCGTGTCCCGAAGTCCGGGCCGGTCAACGTTGTCATATCCGTTGCACCCGGAGCGCCGCTTCCGGCAGGACCCGGAATTCCTTGGGGACCTTGTGGTCCTTGCGGGACAGCACAGTTGAGCAAGTATGGGCTGCCGTTTGTGATTGTGCATGAGCCTCCAGTCCCGGAGGGCGCGGTTGTGATGGTTCCGGTCTGAATGGTGCTGACTGGCAAGATTGCCATGTTGGGGTCATACGTATCCAGGCTCCAGCTTGTCCCGGTTATGTGTGTCATGCCAAAGTCACGGAGGATTGCGTTGTTGTTGGAAGCCTTCACATACACGTGATAGTTGACGCCCGGCACATTGGGCAGCACGGACGTACCGGAAGCGAGCACGCCCAAGGTCACAGTGCCGCAAGTCTCAGAAGGCAGCACTTGAGTTGTCCCGTACCTGAAGCCAACGGGCGTCATGGTGGCATCCACGGGCGTGAAGCACAGACGCGCAAGCTGTACGGTGTGCTGGAAAGAGTCCGTCACGCTTGAGGCCGTGATGGAGACTTGGGCCACTCCGGTGACAGGCAAAGCGAGAATCAAAGCGGTGAGAAGTCTGCGCATCATAGCTCCCTAACTGGCAAGGGCAGTGTGGATGCCCGCCGTGTATGCGGCGCGCACTAAAGTCAAAGCGCCGGTTGTACTGTTGACGGTTGTAAACGCTGCCGTGCTTGACACATTGAATGTCACGGGCGTCAACGTGCTGAGGTCCTGTGCTGAGTTTCCAAAACGGTTGAATGACTGAAACTTGAGATAGACGGTCATGCCCGCCCAACTCGGGTCATAGGTGTACTTGAGGACGGAATCATCCAAGCGGAGGAAAGGTGCCCCGGCAGCATGGGCGGCCTCTGTGCTCCCCATGACTCCACGGCGGATATATGTGCCCGCTGTGTATTGGTCCGCACCTGTAACGGCACAAGCTGAATAGCTGATGACCTCACCATCCACGTAACAGAGCGTGTTGCCTTGGTCAGCATCCGCTTGTGTGCCGGACTCCAAGGCCGCGCTGCCGGGCACAAGGTTGACAACTAAGCTGTCTGTGGTGTCCGGGTCCGTTCCTATCGGGAAAACAGCGGCCAAAGTGCCCAACCGGGACGGGGACTCAACACTCCCAAGTTGTGTGTACTTGAGGCCGTCCATGGAGGCGTACACACTGCATCCGCCCCAATCCTCATTAGCTCCGGCAGCTCCCACCCATATTTGGTTTTGGTAATAGCCGCTGAGCCTGGACGGGGCCACGAAGACAACAGCCTCAGAGTTGCCAGGGTCTGCATACTGATTGACGCCCACAACGGCCATGGATGTGGCCTTGTTGAATGTTGAGGGTTGTTGCACACCAAAGGCATAGTCCTCACACACCACGTCATAGGTGCCGTCCGGGTTGTCCGTCATCTTGGTGATGCGGACGGCCTTGTTGGTGATGGCAAGAGTGTTGTTGGTGGCCGGGCACCACGCGCTTGATGTGGTGATGGACACAAGGCCCATTGGCTCCAGGTAGCCGTAACGGACGGGCAAGGAAAACTGATATTGGTTGCGCGTGTATACAGACCGCTTGACGCGCATGGAGGCGGCAAACGTGGCTGAGGGCAACGTTGTGATAAAGTCCCACGTTTGTGGGTCCTCAATCCGGTTGCCATAACGATTGATAGCCGCCTTATCACTCTCCGGTGTAATCTCCGGGGCGTATTGGTTGCCCCGATTATTCCAAGAGACTTGCACCGTGTTCCACGCGCTCATGTAGTCCGTGGGGATGGTGACCTTTACCGGGTCTTGACCTTTCTTCTTGAGGAAGCACGTGTCATCTAGCACAGCATCAAAAGAAGACGGAGCCGTCCAGGTCGCACCGTTGGCAGCGGCAGAGGTGTCCCCATAGGGCACTAGCTTCATGAGGCCCTCAGACATGAAGGACGCGCACATCCCCGCCTCAAGCCAACGGCCAAGAAGGGAGGCCGCCGTATCTTGTTTGTCAATGACCGGACTGATGAAAAAGTTGTTAGCCGCAAACCAGGACGTTGCTGTTTGGTCCACAGTAGGCGTTGGCTTTTTCGGGCCTCCAATGGGGCGTGTGTACGCTTGCGCCCCGTTGCCGGTGTTGCCCGCGTTGCCGCTGCCCCACGTTCCATCCGTCCCGTTGTCGATTGCGGAAAGAGGGAAAGGCACCACTCCAGCGCCAAGGCCCCACACGGGATTGCTGAGCACTTGCATGATGCACTGTACAGGGTTGCAATCTGCCACACCTCCGCCCCACCCATCAGCCGTGATGACCTCATAGGTGTTTTGCTGTATCTGTGCGCCATATCCCATGTCCATGGGAGCAAAGCACGCCAAGACTATGCCGGTGTAGCCAAGCGCCGCGCCGGGATAGCTGCTAAGCAAGAGTGCCAACGGCTCTTGACCGGGCGTGCCCTCATACAGCGTGAAAGACAAGGATGTCTGTGTCCCCGCTGGTAATGCGTTGCTGTTGTTGACTTGCCAAGTGATTTGTACCTCTTGGCCGATGTCAGCCGCCGCAAAGTGGTAGGTTGCCAAGCTGCCCGCGCTCACGGAATATGTCCCAGCCACTGAGGGCGTGCTGTAAACGTCCTGGAGAGCGGTGCCGTTGTTTGGATTGCTTGTGCCGGTGTTGTAGTAAGTGACGCCCAAGTCCGCTGACCAAGGCACCGCATTGCTCCCTGTGGAGCTGTCACCAACCTGGACTTGACGGCTTGCCGGGATGAGGACATTTTCTTGCCGCGTCACCGTGCTCAACGCAAAGGTGTAATACATCTGGAGCGTGGTGCCCGCATCAGCCGGAGAGAAGTTGTACACATTGCTTGGGCTGACAGAATACGTGCCCGTTGCGAGTGTGGCACCGGCAACATAGGGCACCTTCTGAAAGGGCACAAGCAGGGACGTTGCCAAGCTAGTGGGTGCCGGTGCTCCAAGGTCACTGTATGAAGCAGTGAGAGGCACGGAGTAACCAACGCCAAGGTCCCCTGTCATGTGTGCCGCGTTGACGGGTGTATAACTCGGGGAGGTGCCGGACACGGTGTATGACTCAGAGGTGTTGTTATTCTTCAGCCAACTTTGACCGGACCATACATCCCCAATGCCCACAATTCCGTTGGGGCCGCCATTGCACAGCCCGGCAATTACGTCCGCGCTGTACATGAGTTGGTCACCACCCTTACCGCCAAAACCTTTGCCGCCGCTTGATGGGGCCGTGGCTGACTTGAAACCGTCCAGCCACAAGATTGTCTGTTGGACTTTGCCCTTGCCCATGATGACGGGCACGCAATAGCCAAGGACACTCTGATTGATTTTGACCGTGTTGATGGGCGTGGGTCCGTTTTGCGTTCCAAAGAGTGCTGACATTACTTTCCCCCTTGGCAAAACTCATCGCGGAGCGTGCGAAACTCATAGACGCATCCCCGGAGGTAATGACGCTCTCTGAGAGCTGGATTCTTGGTGCCGTGGGAGCCGCTGACACCGTGTCTCAACTCCGCTTGGATTACATAGTTGGGCCAAGCCACGATGATGGCCGCGTGTGCATACGCAAGCCCGATCTTGTACACCACCAAGTCACCCGGCTTGACCGCCGCCTCCGCAATCTCACGGAAGAATTTGTCCACTATCTCCACATACTCAGTTGAGGCTTGATGCTGCGCAACCTGGAGGCTATAGTCCTTGGGCAACTCCATGGCAGGAATCAACCCAAGCGCGTGGAACACGCCAAAGAGAAGTTGGCCGCAATCTGTCCCGGCTCCCTTGACGCAAGACCACCCCCGATAGGGCGTCTTAGCTTTGACCCAAGACTCCGCCTCTGTGATGATTGCCGCTCGCTGTGTGTCATTCAATGCCATGGTCTTTGTCCTAGATGGAAGTGGAGGGCGGAGGTACAAACGGTGTGCCGCCAAAACGTGTTTGCCAGTTGCCCGGCTCAACCGTCCCGTTGGCTTGCGTCAATCCCGCGCACGTGGTTGGTGTTTGGTCACAGCCTTTGATTGCTGAGAAGGTGTCTCCGGCTGCCACAGGCAAGAGCCACGGGACAACGGACGTGATGATGCCACCCACATGGGACTTGACTGTCTGACTCAGCCCGGCATTGGCTCCAGTCACGCACGTAACAACACCTTGGGTGAAGTATCCGTCCGCCTGTGTGAAGGCCGTCACGGGCGTCAAGGCTGTGGAACTGCTTGCCGCGCTCGCTGTAAATCCCACAGTGTAGTTGGCCGGGTTTACGGCGCAACGTCCATCAGCTCCCGTTGGGTCATCCCCGAAGGACCACGGACAATTACTTTGCATGAGCCTGGACGGAACCTTCTGGTTGAGCAAGAAGAAAGGGTCCCCGCAATCGAATTGGCAGAGAAGGCGGCCTATGCCGGGTGACTTCAAAATCCACCCTTGCCACTTCGTCTCAACAACCTGGACGTTGCCATAACCGCCAAAAGGCATGTACGCGGTGTATACCCACACGTGGGCACCATCAAAGAGGTGATTGAGAGCCGCGTTGAGGATGCCGATGTTGAGGCCGGGATACATGGCACCAATCTTGGGCACCACGCTCAAGGTCATGTTATTGGCCGCGCACTTGAAGCCCGCCTCTGAGACAATCTTGCCCCGGCTCCAACGTCCGTATGTCAGAGCCTTAAAGGTTGTGGATGTCCCCGCCGCGCCGGGCACAGGGTTGATTTCAACATTGAAGGTTATGTCCCACTGTCCCTCTGTCGCATAGATGGTCTGTCCATTAGGCAGCGAGATAACAAAGCAGTCCGCTTTTAGGGCGTTGGGGTTGGTTTCCCACCATGCGGCAGCGGAGGCCGGAGTTGGTAAAAGAAGCCGCTTCATAGCTCTGTCCTTGCCCGCTCCAGTGATGGGAGCGTTATTGCTGTGTAAGCTGTACTGACAGCGTGGACCGCACGGGGACACCGGCACTCCCACAGATGGCCCGTCCAGATGGGCGTACACCCGAGCGCAACCGCGCCCGTGAATATGTCATCCTGATGGGTGAAGGCCGGAGGTATATTGCTCCACGGATTTTCAACGCGCATGTCCGGCCTCATACAAACTCACTCTCAAAGGCCACTGAGCCACAAGACCACAGGAAGCCGGTTGAATTTTTGTTGACCCGCGCAAGGTCCTTCAGCGAGTCATCAGAGAAGCGGCAGAGGTAGCGAAAGGCCCCTTGCCACGTGAGCACCGCGTTGGCCGGAGGTGGGGAGCTGAAGGTCACCACGCCCGTGCTGCCAACGGTCACCGTGGTGGGTGCGCCGTTAACAAAGACCACCACGTTGCTGACTGTCTGGAGAATGTCAACGCCTTGGTCCACAGTCCGGGCAAGTTGAAACTGAGTTGTGCTCCCATCCCCGGTGATATATCCCGCTTGGAGCGCACCGTTGGGACAGGCAATCATCATGCTTTGGTCCCCGTCATTGTTGCCGTCCGGGGATTCAACCGCACAGTCATTGGGGTCCGTGAAGAGGAAGAGTCCGGCCCGGCCACAGCACGCCATAAAGCAACCTATGAATTGCTGCAATACAGAGGCTTGGACGGCCTCACCACCTTGCACAAGGTTGATGTCCAGGTTAAACGCCCAAGTAGCATAAGGCTTGAGGCTGAGTCCGGTATTGCCACGCCCGGAGGCCGCCTCTTGCACCATGCTGCCGCCTTCAAAACTTGGCGTCTTGTGAAAGCCGCTCTTCACAAGGCTCCAAGGCACAGAGGTACTCATCACGGGATAGCTCATTTATTCATCTTTCTCAGTGTGTTCTCAAAATGCCGTTGGAAGGTATCCGAGTGTTTTTCAAGCACCCGGTCCACGCCCTCAGCATCAATGGCGTGTATCTGTGGTGAGAAGTGGGCAACCGCGTGGATGGTCTGTCCACGATTGAAGCCGCCCTCACGTGCTAGTTTGCTCAACCCGTCCATGACTCCACCGGGGACAACGCCTTCACCCGGCTCCAACATGGTGGGCACGATGTCACCACGGCCCATGCCGGGGACAGAATCCGTGCCGCCCTGGAAAGCCATGACTGATGCGAAGGCCGCCGCGCCAAAGACCGGGCCAAGGATGACACCGGCAGGGCCGCCAATGCTCATGCCGATGTTGAAAGCCTTGCGTGCGGCGGCAGCGGCATCCCGCTCTTTGGTCATGTCAGCCGCAAGCATTGACTTGATGGCATTTTCAATCATGCCGCTGACCACTTGGTCACCAAGGGATGTCACCATCTTGGCCCATGACTGATGCCCCATGATTGATGAAGTGAGGCCGCGTGCTATGGCGTCATTCAATTGGTTTTCAGCGGACAGGATGCGTTGGTTGCGCTCTTCCTCCGCTTTCTCTTTGATCTGTGTCAGCTCGTTTTCGTGCTGTTGCGTGAGCTGCTTTTCCTTGTCCTGAAGCTGCTTTAGTTTGTTTTCATAGTCCTTGCCGGACTTGTCCAGGCCCGCCACTTCCTTTTGAAGAGCTGCCATCTTGATGGTGTACTCTTCATTGGCAATCTTCGTGTCTTCGGCTATGCGCTGTTGAGCCGTCACACGGCGGGCGCTATCCTCCAGGGCCATCCGTTGTTTCTCGGCAGAGATAGACAACTCACCCATTTTGTTGTCATTGTCCGCACTCTCACGGGCGGCCTCTTGCCGTAACTTGCCCTCTTCCTCCGCCTCTTGCCGGATAGTCTCCACGCGCTGAGTCAACAGCTCACGGAAAAAGTTGGTGTCCTGTAAGTTGGCCGCTTGCTCCGCTTTGATGGCCGCGTCAATTGCGGTGAGCCGTTGCGCGGAGCCTTGGCGCGTGGCTTCTATCTTTTCGCGCTCGCTCTGCTCAAGCTGTGCAAGGTCCCGGCTGTACTCTGCCGTGGAGGTCTTGGCTGTCAGCTCCGCAACCTTGGTGTCATATTCGTTGCCAATCTCAAGCGCCTTTTCCTTGAGGGCCTTGACTTGGTTCTGATAGTCCTTGCCGCTCCGGTCCAACCCGGCCATCTCTGCTTGATTGGCCGCAAGCTGGACATCCCGAGTGCGCCCGGCAAAATCTATGTCAGACGCAAGCCGGGCTTCAAGGGAGGCGCGGTGTACCGTCAAGAGGGCGTCAGCCGTGGCGCGATCTGCCGCAATACCTTGCTCACCCATCCGCATCATGCTCTCAGCCGCTTGCCGGGATGCTGCCGCTGCCTGTGCCGCTTCTCCGTTACCTTCTGACTTGCTCGCGTTGCCTTTGTCCAGCTTCTTTAGTTCACCAATCTGTTGCTCCACGCCCGCTTGCGCGGTGAGGGCATGTACCAACGCCTCTTGTGCCTGGACTTCTTTCTCAGTCCAACCAACGCCCATTTTCTTTAGGCCAATCTGGGCCTCATATACCTTCGATATGTCCGCGCCGTCTTTGGGCGCACTCAGCAATGTGCCGCTGTTGGCCGCGCCTTCTTTCTGGAGTGCTAAGACCTTCTGTGCTTGAGCAAGCGTACCTTTGAGCAACCCGGAGGCAGCTTCATCCTTGCCTTGAGCAAGCAGAGAGTTGTATTGCGTTTGGAAGCCCTCCAAGGCGTGCTTGGCACCGTCAGAGCCTATGCCGATGGTGTACCAATGACCCTCAAGGTCCTTCATCACCACGTCAGCGGCCTTGGCAACTTCCTCAAAGGCGTGGACTAGCTCTGACATGCTCTGCTTGTCAATCAGCTCCAATTGCAGCTTGAGCGCACCAAGGTGGTCATTCCTCAGCTCATCCGCACGAATCTTGGCTTGGATGATTTTCTCGTCCAGGGTATTGAAAGCGTTTTGGACGGAGGTGCCAAACTTCACTTGGTCATCCGTCAGCTTTTCCCCGGCTTCGTGCATCTTGACCAAGTGCTCAATGAGTAAAGTTGCGCCCAACGCAACCGCCAAGAAGGGGAAAGCCGCCTCAAGAGCCGGACCAATTGGCCCAAGCCCGGCAATGAAGGCAGTCAAAGCACGCGGCAGATGGACGCCGAATTCTTCACCCAACATCATGACGGAGTGGCGGGCCTCCATCATCGAATAGTTAACGGTGCCGCCCATCTCACCGGCCCCGCCCTTGATGTCATTGAAACTGCCACGGGCAGCTTTGGCGGCATCAGCAAGGCCGGTCTGAAAGGTTGCCGTCTTCGTCTGAAGGTCAACGGATAAAACCCATACAGGTTGCGCCATTACGACACCTTCAATTTGATGGATTTAAGACCGTATCCGGCAAGCCAAACGCCAAGCCTCATCACGGACACACCAACCCGGACAAGCCACACACCACGGGCTTGCACACGGATAACTACGGATACGTTGTGAGTGGTCATTTCTTCATGTCCTCAAGACCTTCGCTGAGGCCGTCCATGTACTCTTGGAGCACTTCGTCCTGATGTTCCTTGGCCGTCAGCTCCATCCAATGTTGTGCCGGGACGTTTGCCTCCGGCGCTCCGAACTCCTGAAACATCCCATAGAAGGTGTCCTTGGACGGACCCACACGGACGGTCAATGCGCCGTCACTCTGTACGGTCTGTGTGTGGATGTCTTCAGACAGGTCCCCGGTGTCATAGGGTGCCTCTTCTGAAAGCGCATCCTTTAGCACCTTGGCCGCCCTCAGCTCCACGCGCCGGAGAAACTTCTTGACAGCTCGCTTGCCGCCTGAAGTGAAGGCTTCCTCCAACTCATCAAGGCCCTCAATCTCCGTGACAATCTCCACGTCCATTGAGCCGCCCGCTTGCGTGTATTGAAGATTGAGTCCGTCCGCCATGTGTCCTCACAAGTCCGGGAATACCTCCCGGATGAGTTGCTCCGGGTCCTCTACTCCGCCCGCCTTCATGCGCAAAATCATCCGCGCCTTTTCAGCTTGCACTTGCTCCGGTGTGGCATTGCCCATCTCTGTGAAGGCCACAGCAACGGCGTGCTTGATGGAGCGCCTTGTCTTGTCTGCCTCTTCCTCTTCCGGGTCCCTTTCGAAGCCGGGCAAGAAGTCAAAGGGTGAGAGCGCCTCCGCGTCCTCCCCACGGTGCATGTTGTATGTCACAGACGCGGTGAGCGCGGAGTTAAACCGGGAGTGCCGCACCTCAACCATCCGGCGCTCTTCAAGTGCCTCCAGCTCAGCGAGCGTGAGGACTTGAAACTCTCCCCATGTCAAGCCGTGGTCCCTCCGGCATAGCGCCCATATCTCTATCCAAGTGCGCGGGGCATCTTCTAAAGGACGCCCGCGCCCGGTGCGTTTGGGAGTGGTGGGAGTCCTTTCTTGAGCCGCGCCCGGACTTTTTCCATCTCTTCCTGTAGCCGCGCCATGGCTTTGGGACAAGCCACCACGCAAAGGCCGTCAATCACGTTCTCAATCTCTTCCGGCTCCAAGGCAACGGAGATGTCATCCGCCACTTGCTTGGCCTCTTCCGGGTGATAGTGAGTGAAGCCCGCCTCCAGGATGTCCCGTACTTCTTTGGTTTGAATCTTGAGCCAATCCGTTGCGCTCTTCATGGGGCGGCCTAGCTTTTCTTCAAGTGCCGCTATAACAGGCACCGTAAACA